ATTTTAGTTCAAATTGTAAATAAAAAATAATTATTTTGACGGACGTAGTCCTAGTAGCTTTGCTACGTCAAAATAATTATTTTTTATTTACAATTTGAACTAAAATAGTTTGAGAAAAGAAAAAGTTGCAAAAAAAATAATCAAAATACAAAACTTTAGACAAATGTTTCCAAAATTGATTTAGTTTTTTTTAAAATTAGAAAAAAATTAGAAAAACTAGAAAAAATTGGTTTAGTTTTTTTTAAAAATTAGAAAAAATTAGAAAAATTAGAAAAAATTGGTTTAGTTTTTTTTAAAATTAAAAAAAATTAGAAAAATTAGAAAACGACTTAAAGACATTCCGAATACTTTTATATATGCCCGAAAGTATTACGATAACAGATGCAACTATTGTTAAGTATTTCAACGAAAACCCACACCTTGATATCGTCACGATGAATCATATATTTATTAATATACTGAAGAATCTCTCTTCCAACTTGTCTAGCACCATTAATAGTACGACTAATGCGGAAATCCTTTCTATTGTTAAAGACATCAAAGGTGAGGTATCTAAGCAAAGTAAGGACATGATACTTAAGATGCATGAATCCAAAAAGGAATACATGGAAGATGTAAAAACATTGCTAACCAATAGCAACTTGACACATAGCGATAAGCTATCTTCACTCTTAGAGAGAAATACTGAAGCATTAGTTATGAAGACTACTAATCTTCTCAACGAAGTTATTCCAAAGAACCAAACCATACATTACAAGCAAGTTGACACCACTCTAAAAGAATTCTACAACAATATCTCTACCGATACCAAGAAACTTTTGGAAAACACCACGAGAGACGATACTTCACTTAAAGAGTTTATGGGGACTATTGATACACAATTTAATACCATGGTTTGTTCTTTGCAACAACCTATTTATAGTTTCATTTCTGCAAGTGAAGAGAGAATGAACACCAGTTTGTCTTCCTTGAAAGAAACAGCGTTTACACAAACAAAAGAACAAGCAAAGCTCGCCAATGAACTCTTGGAATTCTTGAATAGATATAAAAATAACTCTTCGGTAAAGGGATCTATCTCTGAAAATATATTGTATGGCGTTTTGCAAAATATCTTTCCAAGCGATGAAATTATTGATTGCCGTAGCACTACCGCCTCTGGCGATTTCATTGTTAAGCGTTTTAACAAAGCTAGCCCAACCATCATGTTTGAAAACAAAGATTATAAAAACAATGTCAATACTGAAGAGGTAGATAAGTTCGTGAGAGACGTTCAGCTTAAAAAATGCCACGGAATTTTTCTATCTCAATATAGTCCTATCACTTATAAAAAGAACTTTCAAATTGACATAGTTGAAGGACTTATTTGTGTATATATTCCCAACGTTGGCTATGATATTGATAAAATCAAGACAGCTATTGATATTATCGATTCTCTTTCACTCAAGTTGAATGTTATTGAAAAGGAATATACGCATGATACTATGACTATTTCCACCGCAGATATTGACGATATTGTAGAAGAGTACCATAGATATGGTGTAAAAAGACTAGAAATGATTGAGTTTATCAAAACTACTAGCAAACAAATGATTGACAATATGGAAGAAATGACCTTCCCTTGTCTGCGTAAAACATTAATTGCGATTGGAAAAGAAGAACACGACAGCGAATTCAAATGCACTTCTTGCAATCAATGGAGCGGCAAAAACAAGGCAAGTCTCGCAGCACATATGCGCAAATGTAAAGCAAGCCTCAAATCAAATGAACTTCAGGAACCACTCAATTTGGTTATACCCAAGAAATAATATTAATTATAATACATAATATATTAAAATTACCCAATATGTTAATATATTTGGTAATTACATGTCCGACACTAGAATCGCATATCTATTAACTACAAATAAAGATTCACAACGAACATTATTCTCACAACACATATTAACTCAAATCGGCTTCAATGTTGTGTTAGTTCAGCACATCCCTCATCCAAACCCCGTCATATCCAATAAAATTAGTATGTGTCATATATACGAATTAATACATAATGGTGTAGATGAATACGCATATGTATTTGAAGATGATATTAATATTCTAGAAAATATTTCTCTTTCTGAAATTATTAAGTATGAACCAATCTCAAAAATGTTTTTTTATTTGGGAATCTGTGAAGATAGAGGTCAAAACACCATTAAAGATACAATGTATTCTATATATTCTCATAAAGTTTTATCCATATCTGGCAATGTACGCGGATTACACGCCATCGGATTATCCAAAAATGGAGCAAAAGAATTAGTTGAATTCGCAAAACAATCCAACTTTGAATATATGGATATGATTTTGGAAGAATTCTCTAAAAAATATCCAGCCAATATTGTTAGATATGACCTGCAAAGTTATATATATGGGCATAGAGGTATTTTTTTTCAAGATAGATTAAGATTTCCAAGCACTATATAATTTTCAACAATGATATTAACAAAATATTATTTTCTGTATATACTCTATGAGCGTAGAGAGAAAAGACAACATTACTATTGTATCAGGATATTGGCCAGTTTGCAGTAAACACTCACATAAAGACTATTGTAAATGGTTTGAGAATACATTGAAAATAAATCAACGCATGTATTTTTTCTGCGATACTACAACAAAAGATATAATATTACCACATCGCGAAAACATAGAAACTATTTTTGTTGAACATCCTATCAGCAAATTTTATTCAAGTAATTTTTATAACAAATATTGGACGCATCGCTCTGAAATTCCATCTACCGAACTTGGAAAAATATGGCACGAAAAAATCAATCTCATGAAACTTGCAAAGGACATGGATGGAAAAAATGCAACGGACTTTTATATTTGGTATGATGCGGGCGCCTTTCCCTTTAGAAATGAACCTCCGCCATGTACTCGATTGAATCTAACAGATCTAAATTGTTTTCCACATGATAAAATATTGTATAGCGACCCGTATCCTTCTAATGGCATACATACTTATGCAAGCACTATTCACATTATACATCGGGATTTAATTGATAACGTACATACACTTTATTATGCATACCTTCAAAGGTTTAAAAATTCAAAACAGAAATTTTGGCAATATGGGTCCGATAGAATGGTTTTAACTGAATTAATGAGGGATTATCCTCAATTATTTTGCAAAATTTCAATTGGGTCTGGAGAAAATATTAGGCAATTATACAAGATGAGCTAATGTTATGTTTTACATAATTCACATATGGATCGTTTATTTTTATTTATAACATCTTTATTAAATTCGCTTATTGAATCCACTATTTTTTCATAGACTATTGGCGAAACATCATTTTTCAATGTATCAATTATTTCTGAAAACCGCTTCTCATACACTATACCTGGTATATTATATGCATCTCTTGTTTTTTTATCAACTATCATTGGCTTTTTAAAAGACAATGCTAATGAAATCATCCCAGTAAATCTATCATAATTTATGTATGACGCATTACGTAATAACATATAACTACTATTGTTTATTATATCTGTTAAATGGTCATATTGAATATTGTAATATACCGCAACATTTGGAAATCTTGTTAAATTGTCGTAATTTCCATCTCCCCACACAATAAAATTAAAAGTATGATTACTATTTTCTATAAAATATTGTAAATCTTCATCTACCCACCTATTCATAAAATAGCCCACGAACGTTATCGACTTATTATAACATCTTCGCACATTTATTGGATTATACACTGGAAGCATATACGATACGTTGTCGCCTTCTACAAATGGGCTTAACGATATATATCTATTAGAATTATCCCTTAGAGATGATACATGTAGTAATGAAATCACTCTTGGATGATACAATATGTCATCATTACTTGAGAGTTTAATTATTTGATCATACATCGGAACAATTTCCTCCGTTAATTTTTCTGTTATTTTAACCACCTCAATATTAGAATACATTTTACAAAGAGAATTCTCTTCACCTTTTGTGTGTTGGGGCACAACATATATTGTTATTTTATGTTCTTGTAAGATTTCACATAAAAAAAATAAACATTCACAATGTCCAACCTTTGAAATAATTGCAATTTTCATATATATATATATCATATCGTATAAATATATATGAAATTAAACGCCTTCCTACATGAATCGTAAGAGTGCAAACTTTATCATATTCAAGTAAGAATAACCTTTCTCTGTACTTGGTTCAATCGCCATATTTTCTCCCCATTCATTCCACGAATTGAATAACATTATCTTATTTATCTCTGCACGTTGCAATTTATATCTATCCATTAATACTCTTAAATTTTCTGCTTGCGCTGGATACGTATTATTATATATAATCGTAGAATTCTTCACCTTTATGGTAATATATAATCTCGCTGTATTATTAAAATCAAAAAACATGCTTGCTGGGTAAGCAAGAGATACATCATTTTTATTTCTGTTTTCTTTTACATGATCAATATAATTCGTTGTAGCTGGATGCCTTTTATAGTCTGGATTGTGGTTATATTTATTCATGCCTGTATAATTATTTTCATACTGATCGCGCATATTATTCACAACAAAATTTATACCATTAAATCCTTCTGATATACATTCTTCGTTCAACATTTTATTAAAAATATATAGTTTTTCTTTTGGTATCAACCAAGGATGGTGAACATAAAAAACTGGCTTATTATCAATCTTGTAATAATTAATATGTTTGAAATACTTCATCAATGTTGTAATATTTGACTTGAAATTCTCAACATCATATGTATTATATATCTGCGCTTTTGTATTAAATGCCACATTATTTCTCCAATCTTCGTTTGCCCAAATAAAATAAACCTTAAAATTATCACCTAGTTTTACAGCTCCATTAAAAAAATTATTAAAACAATTCTCCATTATCAAATGTCTATTTGTTATTGAATTTGCTGAAAACCAATAATAATATACGGCAAATCCATATATACCAAATGATTTGGCTATGTCTACTTGTCTTTGAATGAGGGTTGTATCGGTTAAATCATATTTTAATGGTTCTGATAAATTTAATATTTCTTTTGATGGCGTCATCAAATTATGGACGTTTTTGTTTTCTTTCAAATACATTTGTAAATTTGTAATATCCGTCATTCCTGGATAATAATTTTTATTATTCTCTTCCAGCATGTGAAACTGCGGAAAGTATATACAAAATGGCTTCACTCTTGAGTGCACTTTACTATAGTTTATATTTTGAATATCAAAGTTAAATAAATTCTCAAATAAAGGAGAATACTGGATAATAGCAGATGTATTCTCTTTGTTATATTTACCATTTTCCCTTATTACATAATCCAACATCTCTTTCATCTTTTTACCGATCAGATTGTTAATGTTATTAAATTCCGACTCAACATCGATAACTTTTTTATAATGTTCCACGTTTGGCGGAATTCTATACTTACATGCACCAATATTATTATACAAAATCGGCAATCCCGAGTTAATATATTTTGTTAATGAATAACAATACGTCTCTCCCCATTTATTCAATAAAAGCAAAAAATGAATGTTATACTTTTTGACGTATTCATAAAACTCGTCCTCTTGATAAACGCCAATATTTTTTCCTACGATTAGATAATTTAAATTATAACCTTCATAACGTACTACATTTTTAACAAGATATGAAATGGCTTCACTCCCTTTATATTCCATATATTCATGCATAACTCCTATATTGATCTCATGATTAATTATAGGAGGTATCCTTTTAGTTGAATAATCGGTCTTATAGTCATTGTGATAAGATATAATAAAATTATCAACTCGAAACCATTTTTGGTATGTTTCATATGTAAAGTAAGACGGATGAATTATAAGGTCTGCGTTTGCAAATAATTCTACTATCTCGGGGTGTATTTTTAGATTTTGAAATAGATACGACCAATGATAATATGCGTTTTTTGGATGATTATTTAAAACATCTGTAATCCAATAAAAATCATGAATCGATATGATTATTTTAATGCTATATTTGTATTTTATATTTACTATGTCGCGTGGAACAAGATCAGTAAATAATAATTGTTGCACAAATAAAACATCATTCACGTTGAATCTTATAGAATTAAGCGTTTTTTTGTCCGGCACTTCTATAAAATTAACATGTTTGTATTTTGCTTTAATATCATTTTTATACTTTAATGTTCCTCCACCATGTATATTATTAATAATATACACTTTTGTATTCATGAGAGTATCCATTTTAGTATCTATTTTTATGGGTCCTGTAATATTTGTTAGTTTTACTTCATTCTTCTTCATATTTACAAATAAATTTGGTCTTTCACGACCAAGCTGATTAGGATTAAATCCATATTTTGCTTTTTTCTCAACCTGGCTTTGATTATTTAACATATCTAGCTTATAAAAATATAATATTATAGGATTCACAACCAATAGCTAAAGAAATAACTTATACACACAAGTATTTCTTGTCTATGGCTGTATTCTCAGCTACGCGACGAATTATCTTACCAAAATCCCTCTTCTCTTCTGCTTCATCTACTGGACCAATTGCCTCCATATTTATTCTCAAGTATTGGACATTTTTCCTGCTATTATACTCCGTGCAACCTGGATTCGCCTTTTTCCAGTCGTCCACCCTCAAGATATTCTTATGTGTCAGTTGCTTGATGATCTTTCTTAGCCTATCCAAGTTAGCATTATCCCTCTCCCACTTGTTATCGTCCTTGATATGAATTATTTCTCTCTTGACGTCGCTGCAATGAATCGGACGCTTGGTTATATCCAAGCTATTCAAGCGGTCAACAAAGACACGAGACATGCCTTCGGCAAACCCTACTTCGCCCATCCTTTCCAGCTCTGGCAGACTCAATTCAAGCGATTTGATGAAATCCTTCATATTCATCGCATCTTTGCACGTCTCGTTCAAGAATACATTCAGATTGAATGTCTTGTTATTATTGTTGCTATTGCTAATTGTATTATTCACTTGACTATTTTTCGCGACCTCTATAATGGTCTTGTTTTGCTCTATCAATAATTGTTTGAACTCTTGGTTTTGCTTAACCAGCTCCAATATGAGATTTGTTTGTAGATCCTCTGACGATGATTTGTTATTTTGTTCAAGTTTGGTGGAAGATTGTGATGTATATGCGGGTGTATTAGATTGATTGTCGTTGCATACCTTTTTATGCTGTGAAAGAGTGGAACGATGCCTGTATTTTTTACCGCATTTACACTCATATGACTGCACGTTAGACGGCGATTTTTCACTGCATTCGATGTTAGGATTTGTTAGGGCCATGTGTTTACGGGTTAATAAATGTCGATGCCATTCACTTGATTTACTGCATATATAATGACAAGTATTGCAGGTTTTTAATAATGACTCTTGGGGCGCGAAAATGTTAGGATTTTTGTTAGGATTCATCTTTATAAATCCTAACATAAAAAATCGCCTAAAGAATCCGCATTAAAAATAAAAAAAATTAGCATCACAAAGTTGAAAATATTTTTTTGGTCGTGAGACGCTAATTTTTCATTATGCTCACAAACGTTCGATTTTCCAAAAGTATTTTGGGATTTCCAAAAATGGACATTTATAAATGTCCATTTTTCATTTTCTGAAAAAGGATTTGGAGTAAAAAATCGTAAAAACGCAATGGTGGGAACTTTTAAATCCCACAAAATATTATATATTTTTGAAAGTAGCTTAAAGACCCCCGGCACTCTTACCAGGAAATAATGTATTTAACACAAGATTAAGGTAGTATTTTTTATTAGGATAAGGCGATAGAAAGTTTGTAATATATCCTTCTGAATAATTCATAAATTTTTTACGTCTTGCTTGAGGTATCATAAAATAGTTATAATTGAGTATTGCCATTATTGATTTTTTAAATTTATCTAACAGAAAGCTATTATCATTATAAGGAGTTTTCAACAAAATATATTTTATATAATAATAAATTTTTTCTTCAAACGCTGCATCTATTGTTTGATGTAAATATTCAAGCTGTATATTTGGTATATCTATAGTTGTATAAAACATTCTAGCTGGATTATAAAATGTATCAAAACTTTGATCTTCTGACATTACTGGAAAACCTATTCTAGAGAGATGTTCGTCTTCTTGAGAGAATATCATAGCTGCATTTTTGGTATATCTTATATCAATGTCTGCAATAACAGACAATTTTCCACTGGGTTCAAGATGAGATATTTTGAAAACGTTCGGATTCCTTGCAAATTGTTTCATCGGGTTCAACACTGAAACGAGCGCCGATAGTCCAGGTGGTAAAGCCGACCTTATAATCCATTCTATCATTGAACATATATCTCCTGCTACCACACCACTATCTGTATACATCCCTGGTTTTGTTTGGATAGCTTCTCGGTCAGCAGGCACTAACAAGATATCTATATCATCACTAATCAAGTATGGTTTTGTATCTATAGTATTTGCAAATGCTATTTGTAGAGCTTTACTGCCTTTTAAAATCAGACGATATTTTGTGGTTTTCAACAAAATTGTTAGTTGTCCGACAATGATAAAGGTTATACAAGACATGAAATTATAATACATATTACTTTGCAAGGTATAATTTGTAATTTTAGATGTTATCAACCCACAAACTCCATTGATATTACCCGAATCAATATATGGTTGCAACAAACTCATAGTCGATGCAATTATAGAATCCGGGTTAACGCCAAGCATTCTCAATCCAGATAAATCAGGATAAACATATGCAACTTTTGGACCAACCGGGATTGGTTCAACGATACTACGAAATTGTGTAGCATCCTCCATTTCGACAGATTGTGAGGCCCCTTGACTACTTTCTTCCATTCTTGAATATTTTTCGGATTCAGGTTCAAAAAATGGAGGGGTTCTTGCACTCAATCTTTGTTTTTCTCTAGCACGTGCTTCTTCTGCTTCTGCTAATACGGCAGCTGCTTCTGCCGCAGCAGTCGCCGCAAGAGCTTCTTCTGCCTTTTTCTGAGCCTTTTTTGCGGCTTTTGCCAATTTTTTCTCTTCATCTGCTAGCTTTTTTCGTTCTGCTTCAGCGGCCTTTTGCGCCTCATCTGCTAACCTTTTCCGTTCTGCTTCTGCTTCTGCAGCGACCCTTTTCCGTTCTTCTGCTTCTGCTCGCAACCTTGCTTGTTCAAGTCTTACTCTTTCTTTTTCGTCAGCTTCTGCCTTTTTTCTATCGTCGACTTCTTTCTCCGGCTTCTTTTTCGGTTGTGATTGCTGTTTCGGTTGTTTGTTTTTAGCCCCCTTATTATCTGCTTTTGGGGTGTCTTCTTCAAATTGTGCTAATAATTCAGCCTCGCTCATATTTTGTACTCTCTCCTGTTCTTTAATCTCCGCTATATAACTCGTCAAGCTGTATCCTAACCATTGTGATATTGATAATGGTAGTCCTTGTTCATACCATTCAACGCAATATTTGATCAAATATCCTTTATATTTTTCCCAAAATTTGTCTAACATGTCATACATATATTTTGTACTATTCCTAATTACTATTGCATTCATATTTTTGCTCCCATCAGGATTAGAGCCCACAGCAATTATGTTTTTTATTAAAAGGTACATTTTAACAGACT